GAACAGGCCAGCGTTTGTGTGCCTGCAGTGTTGTCTTCCTTCTCGTAGTCAGAAAGCTTTGACCAGTCGATTGACTTGGGCATAGACTTTAGTGCCTCAGTGTATACTGCCTTGTCACAATCCTGATAAGGTGCTTGTGCATAGGTGTGGTCACTGTGCGGCAGGAAAGATACGCCAGAGCAGATGTCAAAGTTATCGTATACCCATGCGCCAACCTTTAGCCACTCTTCATCACGAACTGTGATGGTAACTGATGGCTTGTGTTCGCACCACTCAAGGGCATACATCTTCCACAACTCAAGCTGCTCAATCGCAGACATGTCGTTGCGTGTAACCGCACCGTCAGGTGAAGCTACTGGAAAGCTAAATACCGTTGTGCTTTCTGGCTTCATAACGCAAGGCTCTGCAGGAATACCTGCGTCCTGCATGAACTGTGTCAACGGGTCTTTGTTATCGCCTCGTACAGTTCTAATGTAATACGTGCTATGACGAGCATGAATGCCAGAGGCACTATCAACAAGCTGCGAAACAGTACCCGAAGGCTTGACGCAAGTGATGGCCGCAGATGCACTAATTCCAAGTTGCTGTGCAATATCGTTGTTTGTCTGTACAGCAATGTGGCGCAACTTGTTAAGTATTTTTGCAGTCGGTTTGTTTGTGATTTCATTGTCCATAATACCTGTCAGGCTTACACCCAACAGCCTTTCCTCTTCCGTGTTACGTTTCCATACAGGCCGCAGATACGGCATGTGTGTATATGTGGATTGAATCGTACCCAAAATTGTAGCAAGCTTCACCTTGCGTGCTAGAGTTTTTTCTGTGTCGGTTGGGCGAACCACAACCTCTGTCAGATTACAGAACTGATAGGGACGCAGTATGATTTCACTGCATGGGTTTGTACCCCACTCTCTACCAGTTTCACGCCGACCATTACGCCCAACGTGTTTGTCTGCTGCGTCACGGCTGAAGATGCCACGCTCACCAGACTTAGACTCGACCAATGCTGTCCATTCACGCATGAATGTTTCCATGTCAGGCTTCTCAGTGTAGGCAACAGAGTTGTTAGCCAACGCACGTTGACCCTCATTTTCCCACCACTGTCCCGACTTGGCATGGCGCATACGGTCATCGGATAGATTGGACAGGCTAATCATTGCACTGCGGCGTACACCACCGACAACTACAACCTCACCAATCTTACACATGATGTCGTGACACTCAACGCTGTTGAGCTTGCGACCAGTTGCTCCCTTGAACTTACCTACAACAAAGTTGAACAGGTCGTTAAGCGGCTCTGGTCCAGAGGCACGCCCACCAAATGTCTTGAGGCGTGCGCCTGCAGGTCTAATCTTAGACAAGTCCCACTTGGGGATGTCGCCAACGTAGAGCAGAGAGATAAGTTTACGCAGACTCTTTGCCCAGCCTTCCTTGCTATCTTGTACCACGATAACATCCTCTACCTCTGCGAGGTCTTCGGGTACTTGCGGTAGCTTCTGTATTGCCTGACGCTCGACTGAGAAGCCTACGCCTGTACCGCATAGAAGGATAAACATAGCCTCGTCAAAGGCACGGGGATGGTCAACAGGCAGGTAGCTACAGTTGTACACGCATGTGTTATCACGGTCAGCCGCCTGTCCTGCAGTCATCAAGGCACGCATAGAAGGCATTACCTCTAGGTTGAGGATTGCGTCCTCGATTTCATTGATTGTTTTGCTGTCGATATCTGCGGGACGCACGATGTTGTCTATGAATCTGCCTACCGTTTCAGCCCATGTCTCTCTTCGGTTCTCTTCCTCAATCCATCTAGCGTATCTAGATGTAGCAATAAATGTTTGGTAATCGGTTGGTAGGTGGTTAGTCGTAGTCATATTCCTTGTCATCGGGTCGTAGCTCCTCTCCAGTTAGTGCTTTCCAGCTATGTTTAAAATCAAATCGTGAGCATTCCTGACTAATCATCTCAGCAATCTCACGTGTCTCTTTCTGTGCCGTGTCGTGTAGTCGTTGGTTAACCACACGAGAAAAGGCATACAGAGAACCAGACCAGTACCACTCTGTGTACATGTTCTGCGGTAACACCATGCGTGCAAGCTCTGGTGCTACGCCATCCTCAAGCATATTGTCGTATGTCTTTAGTGCCTGCGCCATGAATGAGCGAATGTCATACGGTATCTTGTCGCTGGCACTACCCTGTTTTATATTGTCTGCACGCTTTCTCCACATCTTAGGTATGTAGAACTTAGGTTCATAGTCCACATAGCGGCGGCTGACTTCATTCCAAGCCAACCCCACTTGATGCTTGATAAGCTGTCGTGCCACAAATAGGGGTGCTTCAATACGAAACTGCAAGAAGCAATGCGAGAACGGCGACCAGTGTGCATGTTCAGCTAAGTAGTTGATAAGCTTCTGGTCTTTCTCTGAAAGGTCGTAGTAGTTAGCCACCTTGACCCGTTTTGATTCCTTGTTAAAGGAAACACGGGCAGCGTTTACTACTGTAAGGTCGCTGCCCATATAATCAATCAATGATACTTTCATTAGTCGAAGACTCCAATTATACTACACTTGTTCCAGCGAAGCAATAAGCTTATTGAGATACCACTGACATTTTTTTAGGTCTTCCACAGGCTTGCCCTTGTACTTGTATCGCCACAAGTATTTCATGCAGTTGCCCTTCAAATATCCTGTAAATTCTTCGGCTGTCATGCTGGCCTCAATAGCTTCAATGGCTTCAATTCCCTTGAAGTTGTAGTGCGTTGGGCTATTTACGACATCTGGTTGTTCAAAATGCTTGAACTTAGTGTCCAAGGATTGCGTTAATTCGTTTTCTGACATACTCAATTTCTCCTGTGTGCAACACCTTGTAGGCGAAGTCTCTCATATAGTTCGGGTCAACACCTGCATTGGTACATACTTCCTCGAAGTCCTGTGCTGTGGTTCCTATGGAAGCAAAGAACCATGCCGTTGCCCTGTCCCTTTCAATGCGTGCTTCTGATGGCTCACCTTTATACGGTTGCTTGGTCGCATCAAGTAATGCCTGCAGTATGACACATAGATACAGCGTCTGTTCAGGCGAGGACAAGTCTGGTCTGAACTCGTCCAAGTGAAGTGTTATTCTACTATTTGACATTTGCTTTGTCAAGCCATTCTTGCGGAATGCCCTCATTTAATTTGCAGAACTGGTAGCCATACTTGTTACACCAGTCTGCGTAGGTCATCTTCCCGCCCTTGTATAGCTTGCGGTATGGGTTGTCAAACACAAAGCGAATGTCTAGGTCTGGGTATTGGCTCTTAATAAACAGGTGTTTCTTCCTGTCCTCTGCCATGAACCGACCCTTCACTTCAAGCACAACACCATTAGGTAAGAAGAAGTCTGGCGTATACTTCTTATCCTCACGCCACTCGTATGGTAGCGTGTCTTTCTCGTACTCGAAGGCTATCTTTAATTTGTGAAGCTGCTGTGCCGCCTCGTATTCTGAATTGGATTTGTATTCGTGTTTATATTTTTTTCTTTTCATAACTCCAGTTCTTCGACATTCGGTGTCTTCGCTACTTGCGTCATGTACCTCACGCCATTAGAATATTTGAATGCACGAAGACCAGCACCACCATTGGCATCAGCCCAGCATTTCTTCTTGTATGGACAGAAGACACAGCCAATCACCAGCTTGCGATTGCCTGACTCCCCATCCTTTGTATCGTTGTAGCAACGGGCAGGTGGTGTATCGCTTGTAACCATACCTTTCAGGTGGCGTACACGGGCAGGAGCATCAATCATCTCAAGCTCATGCACACGGCTTACTGCAAGCTCACCACTGTTCTTATCAATAGCAAGGAATGCTGCCTCATTACGATTGTTCTTTGTTGCGTATGCGCTAATCTGTGCAATGTACCCAAACGGGTCATCGTCTGCCAGTCTGTTCTCTTTGAACTTCTTGAAGCCAAATGCAGAGGCAGACTTGATATCTGTAAGCACGCCATCAATCACGCAGTCCTGATGCCCCAGCACACCCTCTACCTCTACGGTGTCCTGCGCCTCTTCAACTGTGTGACCAGATACTTTGGTTAGGCAAATCAGGAGAGCCTCAAGAACATGACCCATCAGGAACTTAATACGGGTCTGTCCACTCAGAGGCTCTCCGTCTTCACCCTGTACTCCGTACCAGATTTGACGGTCTGGCTTTCCGATTTGAGAAAGTCGTAGGTTAGGTTCACCTTTACGCTCTCCCTCACGAAGCACAGTCTCAGTAGCCTCTCGCACTAGGCTACCAACTTCGTCCAGTGCTTCCTGCACTGAAGATTGAGACACATCAACACCTTTTTCTAGGGTCGAGTAAATGTCCTGTACGAGTGTGTCGAGTGTCTTAGTCATGTTATTTCCTTCCTACCATGTAGGTTATGTAGACCAGCAGTAGTGTCTGTCCAAGGTCGATTAGTGCGTGCAACATCTGTATCTCCTGTGTTGGCGAACACGGCAGGACTTGAACCTGCAACCTGCAGATTAGAAGTCTGCTGCTCTATCCAGTTGAGCTACGTGTCCTAGATTTGCTCTTTATAGTTTTGCGAATGCGTTGTGCTTTGTGTGCAATGTACTCTTCTTCATCTGCGAAGAAGTTATGCAGTGCTTTGAGGACACGCAACTGAAGTGCTTTGAGGTGTCTACCTCGTGGCATTGCCCAGCCTACAATAAAACCTGCAAGGCCGAAGCACAGTATCACAAGGTATTCAGGTAAGTTTGTTTCCATCTCAGTCTCCTATATAATTGATAGCGTTCCCACCCTCGCAGCTATCGCCAGCGACCAAATCCAAATGTCGCCCCCGTGCTTATCAACTACTTAGAACGGAACCTCGTCATTCAGTTCTTTACTAGCTGATGGTGCGTCTGAAGCAGTAAAGCCATCTTCGACATCGAAGTCTTCCCCTGCTTTGTACTCAACCAAGTCCACAACTTGAACCTTCTTGAGCAGTGGTGATACACCTGACTTGCCATTCATTTCCCACGGGAACGGTGTGTACATTACATTCACAACGCTACCATTACCAATGAGTCCAGTGAACGGTTGCTTCTGTGCATCTACAACTGTAGGTGCTTCGTTCTGAGAACCATCACGGCGTGTCACTTTCTGACGGATGTGAACAAAGTCACCACGGTCATCATCTTTATTCTTGATGGTAACACCATCTGCCTCAAATGCTGCACGATTGTTGTCGTCAACAAGAATGTCGATGCCCCACTCAGGTTCGTAAGTGGTGTTTGGTTGTTGTACTGATGCCCAATATGCTTTACCTTTTACTACGGTCATTTCGTTTTACCTTTCGTTTTGGTTTTAGTGTCTTGGCGGTATTGCCAACGACCACTATATAGTGCCACATCCAGAATCAAATGTCAACACTTTTTTCTAGTGGGTTTCTGCCCACGTTTTCCCGACCTTGTACTCACTGTCGAGAGGACAACGAACCCTGAGTGATTGCTCAGTCAGTTTCATTGCCAGCTTTGTAACCTCGCCAAGTTCTTCAGCGTGGTCTTTGCGAACCTCGAACTGGTATTCATCATGAATACTAGCAACGAGTTTGAAATCGAGGTTGCGTTTATTTGCCTGTATTATAATGTGCTTGAGCCATTCCTTACAGACGATTGCACCTGCCCCCTGTAGCAGGGAGTTGAGTGCTGCATGTGCAGAGCGTATCTGCAAAACACGCCCATCAATACCTAACACATAGCCACGTGATGCAAGCTTATCTACCTTGCTACGTAGTGCCTTGAGTGCAGGCATGTTGGACAAAAACTTATCAATTAATTTCTTACCATCTTTGGCAGAGCCATCTACAATCTTACCAATCTTAGCCGCACCTGCGCCATACAAGAATGCGTAGATGAATGTCTTTGCATTGTCACGTGTCGGCAACCCTGCCGCCCTCTGGTTTGCAGTATGCACATCGCCCTCAACAACCTCACGTGTGAAGTCCCTGTCATTCATGTAATGTGCAAGCATCCGTAACTCTAACGATGACGCATCGCAACCCAAAAGTACACTATTACCAGTGCTATCAGTGACGGTTCTAGTAGTCCAGACATTTCTGCAATCCTTTCCATATGGTGAATAGACAGCAGGTATTTGAGCCATGTTAGGTGAGGTGTGTGTCATGCGACCAGTTATTGTGCCTAGTGTCCAAACCTTGCCGTGTACACGCCCATCATCCCCGACTGCTTCTATCCAAGATTTAATTTGTGAGACACGTTTCTCCAAGAGAAGAAAGCGTGCAACCATTTGCGCTTCGGGTATGTCAACCTTTGCTAATACTTCCTCTGACACAATGGCTTGGCCTTTCTCTGTGTAGGCATGAGGCTTCCAGCCTAACACTGTTAGACGCTCTGCAATCTGCTTGCGTGATGCAGGGTTGAACACAGTAACCTTGTCCTTCAAACGCTTGCCAGTCTTTTCAGATATTCTAATCTCAGTAATCGGCGGGAACTTCTGTTGTAGCTGTGCCTTGATTTGTGTTGCTTCGTCTGACAGTCTAGCCATCAGTTGCATAGCGGCAGGTACGTTGAGTGCAAAGCCATTACGCTCCTGCTGGTCTACGATTGCACGAACCTGATGCTCAAGGCGTATACTACGTGGTGAAAACCGCTTCATCTCTGGTACAAGTATATTATATACACGTTCTGTAATCTCTACATCCCTGATGCAATACTTTAACATCTGGTCGGAATACTTTGACCAATCATCAAATTCTATCTTGTTGTACCCCAGAGACTTACCCCATGCTTCAAGCGAGTGACCGCCTTCACGCACGGGGTTAGCCATCTGTGACAGGATAAGTGTATCACGTATCTTGTCTAGAGGTATATTGATGTTTAGCAAACGCTTCAAAACGGGAGCGTCAAAAGACACACCATTATGAAACACCAGAATATCAGCCGACTCCAAGAGTTGCTTGCAATTCTCAAGAGTGTTGGGTGTAAATGTATAGGTTCTTTTTTCATCTAAGTCTCTTGCTACTACGCAGTAGATTTGTTTGGCCTCAAGACCGTCTGTTTCAATGTCTACTGCTAATCGTTTCATAATTTAATTAACTCTGCTTTCTCGTATGGGATGTGAAAGAAATGTTCGCCCTTCACAATGTTGCGTCCTCGTGCTTCACGTACATCTGATTCTGCAACCACGTTGTCCTTGATACGCCACGCCGCTTTGCGGTCAGAACGTAGGATGTAGAAGTTGAAGAAGCCATCGGCATCAGCCACCTTGTTAATCAGCTTATGTTTACGATACGGTATACGTATCTCTTTCCAGTCAGGGTTCCAATCACCCTTCCAACCGTACTTGATTTCAACCTCGCTGAAGTATGTATTATCGCCTTTCTTTGACTTGATGTCAACAGAAAAATCTTCTTTGCTGTCAAGAATTTCGTGACCATTACGTTTGAGGTAGGCAATCACAATGTCCTTGGCTGGTGCGTCAGATGTCTCGTAACGCTGGCGGCTGAACGGGATATTCACTGCGCCTTGTATTGGTTTAAGTTTCATTTACTGTCTCCAGTTTATAAGAGTACAAGCCGTTTCCTAAATGCTTTCTTGTTACATTACGGCTTCCAAACTTTTCTTTTCTTAGGTTTCGTAGCTGTGCGCTGATTGACGCAGACCTATAGCCTGTATCACTAGCAATCTCGTCAAGGGTCTTGAACCCCGCACCTTCCATGTATTCTGTAATTACTTCAAGCTGTGTTTTAAGCCGTTTATAATCACGCTCTTCAACGTAGTCATCTCCATCAAAAGTCATAGATAGTCTCCTGTTTCTACTGTGTCAAAGTCTTCGGCGTTAGGGTCATCAATCTCCTGCATACGACCAGTCTCACGGTCATACAGTAGGTATGTAGCGATGCCTGTCTCACCTGCATATCGGTTCTTGAGTACACGTATGGTCGTGGTGTTGGCAACCACAGGGTCAGATGCCTGCTGGTCACGCTCCATAGCAATCACTGCGTCACTGATTTGTGCGATGCTGTGTGAGCCACGTAGCATGGACAGACTAATCTGTACACCCTGCTCCTGTCCCTTGTCACCTGATGCACGCCGCAAGTGAGATACCAGAAGCATACAACACTGTGTCTCTTCGACCAGTGAGCGTAGCTGGGTCATCATCTTGTCAATGTTCCTGCGCTCGTCCTCACCCTCAAGACCTGACACAAGGATTGAGAGGTGGTCGATAATGATGTAGCGACAGTCAAGTGCCTTGACCATGTAGCGTACACGTGCCAGGATTTCGTCAGTCTGTATCGAACCGAAGTGGTCGAATGCAAACACACGACCTGTGCCTACGGTGGCTTGCTCGTAGTGTGAGAGTTGTTCCTGTGGAACCTGCTCACGAATCTCCTTGATGTAAAGCCGCTTGCTTGCCTCGACAGACATCAGGTGAAAGATAGTCTGCTTGACGTTCTCCTCAAGGCTGATGATGCCAATATTACTTTCGGTGTTGTTTAGTAGGTGATGTTCAAGCTCACGCATGATGCTGGACTTGCCTGCCCCTGTACCTGCTGTGAATGTGATAAGCTCACCAGTACGCATACCATATAATAACTCGTTCATTCCCTTATATGGGTAGTCAACTGACTGCCTGTCATCGTCATCATACAGACCCTCAAAGTTTTTGAGGTTGACAATGCCTGCGGGTGTGTAGGGGGATGCTTCCCACCAACGCTTGATAAACTCTTCTGTCTTACCATGCTTGAGATACTCGTTAGCATCCTTCGCCTTCAACTTGACGATGCGGCATTTGTTAGGCTCGAAGATGGACGCAACCTTTGCGGCGGCGGCATTGCCATGCTCGTCATTGTCGAAGCACACAACGATGTTCTCGAACTTGTTGAGCCACTCGAACTGTGCCTTAACGTCCTTGACTGCAGACTGTGCGCCATTACGGACGGACACAACAGGCCACTTGCAACCCATCATCTGATAGGCAGACACAGCATCCAACTCACCTTCGGTGATTGTAATGTACTTTCCTGCCTGACCAAACAACTGCTGACCAAACAGCCCTGCCTGTGGCAGTCGGCCTTCGGCGTGGAAGTCTTTGGTCTTGACATGACGAACTTTGTTCGCTACATGCTGACCATTGACATCGTAATATGGGTATATCTGCTTGTCACCTGCGACAGTGATGCCGTATGCCTTCGCTGCTTCGAGCGAAATGCCACGGTCTTCGATGGCAGAGAACTGCCCCTGACTCAATGGTGTATTCATTGTATGAACCTTTCGTTCTGTGACACTGACAATTCTGTCAGAGCTTTCTGCCGCCGTGTATGTCTCACACACAAAGCAGTAGCGTGAGCCATTGTCATACAGCACATTGCCATCTGACGAACCACACTTGCCGCACTCACCACGGCTGACCACGTTTGCTTTTTCAGTATTCATCTATTCACCTTTCTCTGCGTAGTAGATGCCAAACTCTTTGCCCCTGTCATACAGGAACAGCTTGTCGTTCACTATCTCTGTTGCGAACCCCATGCCTTTGGCAACCAGTTCACGATAGCGAAGGAACTCGCCTATGTCCTTCACCTCTTCCATGAAGGCAGGGGCTGACCCCTGTGACTTATACATCATGCGATACATTTTTAACCTCTCTCATTGCTTCGGTCATAGTTTTCTTGGTCGTTGATTTGTTCTGTGCTGTGATGGCTTTGCGCCGTAGTGCTTTTATTTCTTGCTGTTTAGTCCGTGTAAATCTGTTCATTACTTTGTTTCCTTATTGTACAAGAAGATTTATTGTAAATAAATATGTAATTATAGCAAGAACTGCAGCTATAACCCCTCTTGATTTTTTGTTCATTCTACTGCTCCATTGGTTCTCTTGTCACGCTTCGTTCCATCACCATCATAGTACCACGACCGACTATCAGGGTCAAGCTCTTTTCGCTTATGCTCTAGCTTGCGGCGGTGAACTAGGTCACGGTGGCGTTTTAATTGTACATCATTCATCGTGTGTTCCTTTGTGTAAGTAGGCGAGGGTAAGAGGGGTATCATCCTCTGCTTTCCACGGCTGGTGTCCATAGGTGTAAGTCGCCCCCATCTTGGCTTGGATTCGGTCAAGCCAGTTATAGGCATCGCTCTCGTCATGAAAGAGCCGACCATGAAAGTCCTGCATTTTATTTAGTTTGCGTATCGGAACTGGTTTCACTGGTCAAACTCCATGTCTGCGGCATCCATCGCAAAGTCTACGCTGTCTGCATAGATGTCTGTAGCCTCTTCACGTGCAAGCCGCTTGGCTTCCTTCTGGCTGTAGCCTTCTTCAATATACTGGTGGTACAACTCTCTGAAGAGTTGCCTTCGGTCTTTTTCCCATAGGTTGTTAGTGTAGTGTGACATCGCTAAAAGTTTTCTCCATCATTGCTATCTCGACTTCCTCATCGGGAAGCGTTCCATTTAATATAAAGGCAATCTCTTCCTGTGTCAAATCAGGAAAAGCACGGTCAACCGACCAGCCATCCTGCCACCTGCGTATCTGTGCATAGGTGATAGGCAAGTCCATCTCGTGCATATTGCCAGAATATATTGAGCGTCTAAGTAGTTTCATTGTTTTTCCACCTCGCTTCACCTGTCAACAGGAAGGCATTGCCAAAGAAAGACAGTGCCATAGGCCAAGAGTCATCCTCGTTATACATAACGAACACTTCCTCGTTGATTGGTTTGTTCATGTCTTGTTTCTTTTCAATCACAAGTTGCCTGCCATCCTCAAGCTGAACCAAGCGGCACTCGCCCCCGATAAATCCCTCTGCGATGTCACGGGTAGGTGACTCACGTTTGTCGGAGCAGTGAACAAGAACTGCTTTTGATTTATTAATCATCAGTCCCACCTGTAGAAAATGTGGCTGTCAATCTTGACAATCCTCGTATGGGTCTTCGACCAACTAGGCATTACATAGTCAGCGTGGTAATGTGTAGCCCCGTCCATGAACGTACCGAACCAGCCATTCAACACAATCTGTGCGTTCTCCTGCGACTTTACAAAAGCTTTCTTATTGCGTGGCGTATCAGACAGTCCATCGCAGTACCAACTGAATTGGCATCGGTTTCTAACAGGATATCCATTGTAGTGCTTTCCTTGCTGGATGACATCGCATACGTTGTCTGGAAATCGGTCATCGTATACCCGATTCATTACAACCTGTCCGACTGCAAGTTGCCCCATAGTGCTTTCGTTGCGTGCCTCGTGGTACAGGTTCAATGCCATGCACATCAGAGCGTTAGCAAATATTGTCTCAATCATTTTCCAAGTCTTCCTTCCTGACTGCCATGCCTACTGTTAGGACGTACACATCACCGTCATCATAGATGTCATCTATCTGAGTAAACTCTGCATAGGGGCAGGCACTCAAGTATTCCTTGACGCATCCAACGTCATCCCATTTATCTGTGCTAGTCATTCCAAATCCTTTCGTGTTCCCATTGACGACCAAGCCTGTCGTCCTTGTGTGAACGCCCACTCTTAACTTTCTCGTAAGTGTATGATTTATCACCAGTTTTTACCTTCTCCCATTGGCTGAGTACGTTGTCCTCATACCAAGGTCGAAACATTTTTGTGTGTTTATTCGGCATCTTGTTTTCCTTTTCTGTTGTAGCTTCCCTTGCCTTTCTTGGGCTTCACTACTTTAGGTTGATACTGTCCTTCGGACAGAGACTTAGCTATCGGACTGCGGTTCTTCGGCAGTTTCGGTTGGTTTGTCATCGTTGTTCACCACTAGCGTTAGCGTTGGCTTCGGCGGCTCTCGCCTTTGCACCATGTCAATCACGTTAATTGTATCAGGCATGAACTCAACATCCAATACCTGCTCCTCTGGTTCTAGGTCACGAACCATTACATACTCAAGCCATTCCATAGGCATGGCGTTATCGCCCAGCAGAAGCCACCAAGGTTGCTGACCCGCATCTTCAATGTCTGTGTCAATCACAAACGAAACTTCATATCTAGCCACAGGCTATCCTTTCATAAAATTATATACATTGATTGTCGTGTTTAACCACACACCAATCAGGATACCGATTTCAATATATGATATTGATAGGGGTATGTCAAGCATTATCTTCTCCTTTGCCTGTAGTTACTGTACCAGTAAATGTCTTGGGGTCAATGCCCAAAGCCTCAAGGATATCTGCAGGATTGTTGAAGCCATGCACCTCGAAGCTGGGTTCGACTGTCAGCCCTTCGGGACACCACGATACCATATCTTGTACCTGTGATACAGTCAGGCTACTATCAGTAGAGTCACCATCAGGGGTGTATCCCAACACAAGCCCACGACCTGCGAGAGGTTGTGGATAACCTTCTAGGTTAAAGAAGCGTTGGTCTTCAACGTACAGCCCCTCGTCATCTACATACAGCGTGTCACTGTCACCAAGGTCAATGGTCGTGAATAAACTACACTCAAGAAGTGTAGAAATATCTTGCCAGTCTCCAGAGTAGTCCACCACCTCAATCGTTTCGGTGAACGGGTCAATTAGTATTGCTAACATCATTACTTTTTCCTATTCAAAATGTAGTAGCCAAAAAATCCTACTAATACTAGATATATAAACAAACTTGATACATCAATCATTCCTAGTTCTCCATTACATCACAGATGCGGAAGTCACCGCCTTGTGCTTCTTCTTCCCATTGTCCCATGTCGGCAAGATGACGGGCATACTCCCATTCATCCATGCCTGCAGGGATATCGTCTTCATCGAACTCAACAAACATGTCGAACTCCATCACACCTACTGCGGTGTATCGTTTCTTTTGCCATGTCTTACTCATCGTCACACTCCTTGTCATCTCTGATGTAAGAACATTCCCAATCTTTAGCCGCATCCCAACCAATAGCATCTTGCAGAAGGTCAAATGCTTGCTCCTCTGCTTCGCTTTCGTCTTGCGCCTCTACTTCGTATTCGTAATACGTATCACTTATAGGCTGTAAAAATACTGTGTATTTACCCATTTCCATACTCCTTTTGCATATCTTCACGCAACATCTTGCGCCATTCCTTTTGGTCGTCAGACAGGTCGTCATCTTCTGCACACATGATGTAGTCGTCATAGTCTACGTCAATAGCCCACTCGTCTAC